ATAAGATAAATTTTTTTTCATGAGTAGTTCAAATCAACTTCTTGAAAAAATAAAATCTCATTCTTTTTTTTATAATCCAAGAGATACAGAAAGAGTTTTAAATATAATTTTATCTGGAAAACAAATTGAAGACTCAAAAAAAGTTGAAATTCTTAAAGCTTACAAACGCGGAATTGATCAACAATATTTTCAAAGCTATTTATTATTTAATGATGAAGTTAAGTTTATTTCGAAAATTACAAGTTTTAAAGTAAAAGATGGTTCAGTAATAGCAAAATTTCAAAATGGATTTACTGGCGAATTTGATCCACATCTTATAGCTGATAATCCTGAAGATTTCTATAATTTAATTACAAGTTACATGTTTGTCAAAATTAGAAAAGGTATAGAAGGTTGGCGTATTTATGATATTTATTCAATTGAGCCACCCAACAATTATGAAATTGCAAAAGAATTATTTGAATTAGCAAATCAGGAACATCAAACATATGCTCTTCTACTTCAAAGCTTTGGATATGACCCGACTAAAATGGATGTAAATGACATTTTCCTCTTCCTACCGAGATTATTTCCGCTCTTCAAATCTCCAATAACAAAACGCCAAATTAACTATATTGAAATTTCTAATAGAGGAACTGGAAAAACTACAACTTTTATGATTTTACAAGAAGTATTTAATTTCCGTTATTACACTGAAGCTCCAACTTATGCCAATTTAGTATATGATGCTCGAAACAATATGTATGGAGCAGTATTTTTATCAAATGGCTTAATTTTTGATGAAATTCAGAATTGGAAAAATGGTTTTTCAACAAAAGAACTAAATACTATAAATTCAACTCTATCAACTGGAATTGAAAATTGTATTTGGACTAGAGGTGCTGGGACAGAATCAAAATCAGCAACTATACAAAAATGTATTCCAATTATTTACGCTGGAAATCCATATTCTTATACAATTAATAAATTAGTAAATCCAGATATAGAAGATTATCTACAAAATTATGAAATATTTTCATCTGCAATTTTAGATAGAATTCATATTATTCAAATTGCAATTAAAAAAACTTATGATAAAATTATAAATGCAAGAGTATTATATCCCTCAATTTTGAAAGCTTTAATTGAATTAATTCAACAGAAGATAAATAGCATTAATAATTATGTAAATTGCAATAATTTGGAATCTAGAAGACAAGAGCAAAGTATCGATATTCAAATTATATTACAAGCTCTAGATATAGATCTACAAATTGGAAAAGTACAAAATGAAGAAATTTGTAATAGGATAATAAACTTAATGAGATTTAGTAATTTAGGTGGTTAAAAATGACAAATTATGAAGAATTTATAAAACAAAGCTTTAAGATGAAATATCCAGAAGATACAGTATTTCCTAGCGAAATTGGAATTTGCTTTAGAAAAAGCTATTTTAGTAGAAAATTTGAATTTGAGAAAGCCGTAAATGAAATTAGCCTTGACCTAGGAGAACAATATCATGAAAAAGTAGAACATTATTTTGAAGAAAAACTAAATTGTAAAGCAGAAATTGAAGTGAAAGGCGAAATTGAAAATATAAAAATTTCTGGAAGAATTGACTTAATTTGTAATAACGATCTTATAGAGTTAAAAACTATTACAAGTAATTACTTTAATATAAAGGAGTATCATCTTTACCAAGTTTCAATTTACTATTATTTATTACAACAACAGAATTATAAAATTGACAATATCTATATTATATATTTGAATAGGCTAAATAGAGAAGTTAAACAATTCTTAATAGATAAAAAAGTATTAAATGAATATATACAAAAAGCGATAGAATGGATTAAGAAATTTAAAGAATTTATGAAATCACAAGATTATAAAACTATACCAGGAGCAAATAATTATTTATGTAAAAATTGTGAATTTAAAGCAAAATGTTACGGTTCCTTATTTTGAAAAAATAAAAATATTTTTATTTGTCATAACGTACATCATCAATTGTGAAAGCATGAGTGAAAAATTTTTAGAACAAATGGAAAAAATAAAAAACAAAGTTGAAAATATGAATGAAAAAGATATTTTAAATTTACTAAATAAAGCTTTCATTTTTAACGAAAAACCGAGAATAATACTTTATACAAAAAATAAAAATAAAATTGCTGGTTATTTAGAAATTGATAATAAACTATTAAATTTTGAAATTTGGTTTTCTGTAATGTCAATTGATATAAATGTAACAATTGGAAAAGTTTCAAAAATTATAAAAGAGTGATAAGAAATGATAGATTATGATGAAATAATATCAGATTTAGAATCTGCAATAAAAAAATTACAAAATGCAAAAGAAAAATTAGAAGAAATTATGAAACTTATTGAAAATTATGAAGAACATGAATTTGAACAAGAAAAAATTAAAGAAATAGAAGATATTATTTATGAGATAGAAGATTTAATTAGAGAATTACAATAAAACTAAAAAAAAGAAAAAGATTAAACAAAAAAATTATTGCTTTAAATATACTCTTTGCTTACTTCTTCCGCTTTGTGGATTAATTTCTGCTTTTATGATTATTAGACCTTTTTTCTCTAAATTCTGTAACCTCTTATTGACAACTCCATCATACTTGTTAGCCCATGAAAAATGTCGAATAACTTCATCTTTCCATATCCCCTCAGGATGTTTAGTTAAAAAATCTAAAACTGCTTTTTCTTTTCTCCCAAGACGAATTTTTTGACTTTTTGTTTGACTCATCCTTTCACCAATATATAATATGTCTAAACTTATATATAAAGTTTTCTCTATAGTTTTACGTTTTCATTTTACGCTATTTTAATTCCTTCAATTTAGAAACAATATATCAAAAGTGAAAAAAATAGAGTATAAAAATATGAGAAAAATAAAAAATAGAAATAGAAAGCTAAAAGATAAAATTATAAAAAGAAAAATAGACGATAAAAAAAGAATTGACTTACCAACAGTCTTCTAACATTTTTCTAACTTTTTTCTCAGTAATGCCTAAAAAACTGGCTATTTGTGAAATACTATAGCCTTGCTTTACTAACTGATGAGTTAAGCTTATTAAATCGTCTTCATCTTGTATGTAATATGTAGTTGAACCAACTTTTACTTCTTTCATTCTTTTTTCACCAATATAACCTATGCAAAAACTCATATTTAAAGTTTTCTCTCTCTTTTTATCTTTGTAGCTTACGCCATATTTTTAGTGAAAATTTATTTAATTTTTATATTTCTTTTTTAACATTCTGACTAATTCTTCTTCTTCAATTCGTTTCATTATCTGTCTTAATTCCAATAAGAAAAAGATAAATAGTAACTCATAAAAAATTCCAGCAATAACTAAAAGCAATATTGGATCTATTGATGTATTTAAATTCATATTTTCATACCTCATCTATACTTTTTCATTAATAAATTTATCTAACTTGTCCCTAAATTTTGCCTTTATCTCATTAGGACTCAATAATTGATAAACTTCATCACTGAGAAATTCAGATATTATATCTATGTTTTTTTCTTCTAAATTTTCAAAAATACACTCACTTAAATATCGATCTTCATTAAATATATTATCTAAATATATTTCTGCAATCTCCTTTTTCTTAATTTCTGAAATATCAAATTCAACAATAACTTCTTTAAAATCATAATTCAATTCATCTATTTTTTTATTTAATCTAACTATGATTTTAGAATTTTCCATAAACGCATTAAATAATTTTTCTTCTTCATCTTTCTCAAAATATTGTAAATCCCAGCCATCTTTTTCCACAATTTCAGAAATCATTTGAATTATTGTAACTATCGTAATTTCTTTAAAATTTGTATAACAACTTTGAATATCATTATCAATATCTAGCCATGCAGTGATATTTATATTAAATTTTTCTTTATCTAATTCTCTTAAAACTATATTCATAATATATCAATTTTCTTTTATATTTATGACATATTTATATTTCTCTTAATAAATGTTAATCCTGAAATAATAAAATGAACCTGAGAAAAATTACTCATAAAAATAGAACTAGAATATAGAAAATATTAAAGTTAATAAAATTAGGAAATATAAAACATAGAAATAAAAAATAAAGAATACGAAAGAAAAAAATTAGTATATCTTCCAAATTAATAAAGCAATTAACTTCAAAATTTCCTCCTTATTACCTTCAATAATTTTTGGATTATTGACTTCTTGGATAATTTTATACAATTTAGCTATCTTTTGTAATATCTTTATAACGTCTAAATCTTCTGGATTTAAATAAGTAAAGCTAATTTCATTTTTTGTATCATTTATTCTTATGTTCAATTTGTTATATTCTATATGTCTTCCCTTAACTTGTTCTAATTGAATTGAAAAAATTAAATTCAATTCATCTTTTAAAATCTCTTTAAAACTATCTTGAACTTTTTCTTCCGCCATTTTTCTTCCCAATTTTACATTTGCAAAAACTCATATTTAAATCTTTCTCTATCTTTTTATCTTTCTATCTCCTTAACTTTTATCGCCATCTCTCTCTATAGAGAACGTACCA